TCACAGTTTGGCGGTGTTTGCATATTGTTCATTGGCTGTTACAATGTCAATTGGCGAAATGCTTCCCGTTATTGTTGAGTCAACCCCAGTTCTTCGTATTTAAGTCGGTAAATAATAAATTCCCTTGGCATTGAAAGTGTACTTGCTATGGCTTGTCCGTCAATAGTTTAAGCAGGCTGGTTAATTCCTGACTCTTTTTAAATTTGTCATAACATTTCGCAATAATGCCAATAAAGTCAAGAACTTTGCCTGATTTATCTTTTACAGCTCTGGGAAAACCATCTTCGAAAACAGACAAGTATTCAGAATAAAAATCAGACAATCGTTTAATATCTTCCGGCTTGACAACATATGCTATGTACAGCAGATCGCAATAATTTACAACCTCTACGGCGGAAAGGCTTTTTATAAACGGCGCCGCTTTATTGTCATCAGACATATAATATGGAATGCTATGTGCTTTTGCGAAGGCTGCTGTGATTCTTTCTCCCTCATTCACAATATCCGACGGAGCTCTATTTTTCAGGATGTCATAAGCATTCAGATAGAACTCTCTTTGTTTCGTCGTAAGTTTTTTATAATCCAGAATCACAATAAAGCCCTTATTCACCAGCTTTTTAATAGCTTTATACTCTTCAGTTTCGTTCTTGATTTCCTGCTTCCAAACATAGTCGCTAATATATATCTGGTCAAATATTCCAGTTAAATAATCAAGACTTCCTGTTTTAACCATGTTTATCAAAATATCCGCATCAAAAACCGCCTTGTTTCTTGCCAAAACCCTCACTCTCCCAACTCAGCTCTTAATTTAGCTTCGAGAGCTTTAGCATCTTCAGATAAGTCTTCTTCTTCGTAGCCAAAATCCTCTGGTATCGAATCACAGTAGCTAAACAGCACAACTAAATCATCATAGCTTGTGAATCCATTTCTAAAGTTTTCTTCAACTGCCTTAAGAAGCTTTTTAGGCAGATAAACAACCTTTGAAGGTTCATTTAGCATATTGGAAAAGCCAAGCTTTTGAGTGAGCTTGGACAGTTCATTGTTCTTATTTAATATTCCGTTTAATTTTTGCTCAAGCTTTTCATCTATTTTGCGCAATTCTTTTAAACGCTTTGTAATTGCCTTATATTCAACGTAATATTGCTGCTGCAAATTGATAATCAGTGTTTCATCCGGATTTTTAAATCCATTGGAGCTCATAAGCAAATCATATTGACTGGATATGTCACTTGCAGGCATAAGCAGCTCTGCCGCAAACATATCGGCAATAATCTCGCTCATTTCAGTGCTTCTATTTGTCTCATCTTCTTCAAGAACAGTTTTTTCCTTAATAATAGATTTGTTCTCAAGAAGGTGATAGATTTCATGTGCAGCGGTAAAAATTTCATACCCAAGTGTTCTGTTGGAATTCAGGAATACGGAAAAGCATTCATTTTTGTACCCTACAAAACCAGAAAGCCCATCATTTTTAAAAGGCAGCCTGAATAATAAAGTATAATTATTTTCTATCGGCAATTTTTCAATAACATCAAAAATACCGCGCCCATAATAATTACCTAAATCGACATGCTGGCGCAGTATTTTAATCTTCTCTTGAATGATCTCTTTATAGGCTTCCACACTTCTACCCCCTGTAAATCTGTTCCTGAGTAATAAGTGCGTCAAATAAAAGCTCAAATTTTGCAATTTCAGCTAAATTATTATCGTTCATTCCCTTTGTTTTGAATGCCTTGGCAAAAGACACCTCTTCTTTTTTGGCGTCTTCATAAGTCAGCAGACTGTCAAGGCTTATTCCAAGCGCCTTGCTTATAGCGCCGCCTTCTTCAAGTGATACAGTCCGTTGCGAGTTCTCTATTTTTACAAGAGAAGGCCTGCTGATACCCACTATATCAGCCAATTGCTGCTGTGTCATGCCAGCTTCCTTGCGAAGACTTGAAATTCTGTCCCCCAAATTTCCAAACATATTAATCATCACCTCAATGTTATTATACTGAACTTATTTACAATTTGTCAATTATATTTTATTAATATTGTTCGCAAATAGAACTTTTTTATTCAAAAAAGTAGGTTCAAGCAGTCTTTCGAGCATATATTTTTAAGGAACATTTGTTCATCAATGTGTTCAGCTCATAAATAATGCCCTTCATGCTCTGCAGACGCACCCTGACCAGGTCGTTGCCAATCTTCCTAACCTCGCAGGCGATTTTCTTCAGGCAGGTGTCCATATCGTCAAGCTTCAGCCGAGATTTCGCCGCCATTTTCTGTTCCCGCACCCGCTCCGGCTTTTTCTGCTTGAGATTGTTGATCTGCTCCGCTAGTTCTGAAGCAATGTCTTCATTGTTCGTATATGTTGCGGCTTGTACGAACAGAAAAGACAAACCATTTTGACAATTTTGCTTATCTTTTTATTAATCCAAGCATAAATGTCAAGTTTGTTCATCATGTCTTGAATGCAACCTCCAGTTTTCCGTCCCGTTTTACCTTGACGCGCTCTACCAACAGCCGCGTTAGCCTGTCATCATATTGATTTACAGGGAAGAAGAAGTCTTTAATTGCCTTGGCTGGGGCGTTTCCGTTTATAGCGTCGGCGACCATTTTGTGAAGAGCGTCCTCATCGAGCGTCGGAGAGGCGGTGCAGTACCGGCTTCCATTCATTAATCTGTTCTTGCAACGCCACACGACCTTGGATTTGCCTCTCCTTGAGCGTACCACCCTGCGGTAGGGATAACCGCACTCGCCGCATACCAGAACATTTGATAACGCGTATTTGGCGCTATACCGCTTTCTCACCGTATTCTCACCGCATGTTATGCTGACCCGCCTAACTTTTTCTTTCTGCACATTTAAAAACAGATCCTCGGGTATAATGGCTTCATGATTGCCTTTAACATAATATTGCGGTATTATGCCCTTGTTGATTACTCTCTTTTTCGTAAGAAAATCTATTGTGTAGGTTTTCTGAAGCAGGGCATCCCCCATGTATTTTTCATTGCTCAGCATCTTCTGAATGACACACCGGGTCCATTTGGTATTCCCCGTAACTGTTTTTACGCCTGAGTCCTCCAGAATCCGGCATATTTGAGAATAGCTTTGACCTTCCATGAAGAGCCGGAAAATCATTCTTACGATTTCGGCTTCTTCCGGGACAATAATCAACTGACCGTTTTCGTCCACGGTATAACCCATAAATTTTTTATGATTGACATGAAATATGCCTTTTTCGAACTGCCGGATGATGCCCCATCGCGTGTTTTCACTTATGTTCCGGCTTTCCTCCTGCGCCTGGCTGCTTAAAACCGTGATCAGCAGTTCTCCCGCGCTTTCCAAGGTATTGATGCCTTCCTTTTCAAATATAACGCCGATATTTTTTTCTTTCAGCATCCGTATAAACAGCAGGGAATCCACGGTATTCCGCGCGAACCGGCTGACAGATTTGGTTATCACCATATCTATTTTGCCTGCCATGCAATCTTCTATCATGGCGTTAAAATCATCGCGCTTTTTCGTATTGGTAGCGCTTCTTCCGTCATCCGCGTATATTCCGGCAAGAATCCAGTTTGGATTATTCGCTATTTTATCTATGTAATAGGAAACCTGCGCTTCGTAGCTGTTTTCCTGTTGCTCCAAAATAGTGCTGACCCGGCAGTATGCAGCCACCTGCGATAATTTTGCTCCCGCCCGCATATTTTTGCCATGCTGCTCTTGTGGCGGAATAATTGTTAACTTCTTTTTCACAACAAACCTCTCCGCTTTAGCCTTCTCAGGGTATTGTATACGCGGGAACAGCCTCTCACATCCGTTCCCGCCTCTTTTAATCAAAATATGAAACCCGCTGGTTCATCACGATTCCGGATTTGAATTGGATCTCTATCAGGTCATCCTTGACGGCCTTGACGCTCTGCAGGAGCCTCTTGACCAGGTCGTTGTCAAACTCCCGCACCTCGCAGGTGGTTTTCTTCAGGCAGGCGTCCATATCTTCGAGCCTCTTTTGAAAATTTGCTGCCATTTTCTGCTCCCGCACCAGCTCCAGCTTTTTCTGCTTCAGGTCGTTGATCTGCTCCGCTATCCTGTGGTATTGTTCGTCAAAATCCTCCGTGATGGAGCCTTTCCTGGCGTTTTCCTCTATCAAGGCCAGCATTTCAGATTGCAGTTTTTCAATTTGCCCATCATATTCAGTGGGTACATTCTTTGTGGAGTAGCTGCCGATGACCCGGATGACATTCTCTCGGAAGGCTCCGATAAACTCGCCGCGGTTTTCCACGACGCTGTTGATGGCCGTCATTATCGCTTCATGCAGGACATCCTCCTTGAACGTGGGGGAGTGCTTGCAATTCCTTGTTCCGTTCTTCAGGCGGTTCTCACATCTCCATACGGCGGTTTTCTGACCGTACTTGGACCATACCTGCCTGCGGTAGGGCTGGCCGCATTCCTTGCAGACCATGATGTCGCTTAATGCGAATTTGGAGCTGTATTTGCTTTTCTCCTTTTCTGCCTGTTGCTTAGCCCTTTTGGTCGCTGTGGGTTTGTGTAGGCTTGCCCGCCTTGCTTTTTCCTCCTGCACCTGATAATAAAGCTCCTTGGGAATAATGGCTTCATGGTCATCCTCTATGTAATACTGGGGGACGATGCCGTTATTCTTCACCCGCTTTTTGGTGAGAAAATCGATGGTATAGGTTTTCTGCTGGAGGACGTCCCCCATGTATTTTTCATTGCTCAGCATCTTGTCGATGACGCCGGGACACCACCTGGATCGTCCGGTAACGGTTTTGATGCCCTCAGACTCCAATATCCTGGTAATCTGTATGATACTGTTTCCTTCAAGGTAAAGGCGGAAAATCCGTCTGACCAGCTCCGCTTCCTCCGGCACGATGACCAGCTCACCGTTCTTATCCTTGGTGTAACCTAAAAACTTATTGTGGTTGACCGAGACGATGCCGTTCTCAAACCGTCTGACAAGACCCCACCGGGTGTTTTCACTTAAGTTCCGGCTTTCCTCCTGTGCCTGGCTGCTCAGAATGGTGATTAACAGCTCGCCGGTTCCCTCCAGCGTATTCACGCCCTCTTTCTCGAAATAAACGGCGATGTTCTTTTCCCTGAGCTTGCGGATGTTCTGCAGGCTGTCCACTGTATTTCTGGCAAAGCGGCTGACCGACTTGGTGATGATCATGTCGATTTTTCCTGCCATGCAATCCTCGATCATGGCGTTGAAGTCATCGCGCTTTTTGGTGTTTGTGGCGCTTTTTCCGTCATCGGCATAGATTCCGGCAAGCTTCCAGTTGGGATTGCTCTTTATTTTCTCGGTATAGTAGGAAACCTGGGCCTCGTAGCTGGTTTCCTGCTGCTCCAGCGTGGTGCTGACGCGGCAGTATGCCGCCACCCGCAGGGCCTTGAACTGGGGCTTTATGCTCCTGTCATACTCCGGCTTGGACGGTATGACGGATATGCTTTTCTTTTTAGCTGTCGCTGTCTGCATCATTGCTTCTCCTTCCTTGGTTTAGTATCCGGCTTCCATGGTTAACCCGTTTATAAATTCAAGCACCAGCCGATGATCGGCGTATACCGTGATTTGCTTTATCACCGACCGAAACAGTTCCTCATCGAACCCTTCGAGAGGCTGTCTGCCTGAAAACGCCTGCCTCATCTTTTCGGTGTTATATTCGGCGTCATCGATCCTTGCCGTTTTATAAAAGGCTTGTGCCCGCTTAAAAATAAGAGCCGGAAGCTCCCTGGACGAATACCGCCCTTCCGCTTCCAGCTCTTTGATTCTTTGATCCAGTTTATTAAATTCAAGGTTATTTTGAATTGGCTCTTTCTTAGGCTTCCGGTCGAGGATTTGCATCCTTGCAATAATCCGGTTGGCTGTCTCAAGGAAGGCTTTTTCAAGCTGCTTGTCCGTGAGGAAACCACACCGGCAGCACACACGGTTTTTGTAAATATACCTCTTGCACTTCCAGAAGGACTTCTCCGACGGTCTGCCGCAGTGCTCGATGTATTTGCGGTAAGCCTCGCCGCATTCCCCGCACCGGAGCTTTCCGGTAAACGGATATTGATGGTTTCCGCTGTTTGGCTTTATGCTTCGCCCCAGCTGCTCACAGCGCTCCCTGCGGCGTTTCCGCACCTGCTCAAAAACCTCGGAGTCAATCATTTGGGGATAGAATTCATCCCCAAGGTATTTGACATTCTCCAATATCTTTCCGATGGAGCCGTGGTTCCAGGAGGCTTTGCTGTTGGCGTTCGGAAAGCCTATTTCGGTCAGCCGCTTTGCGAGGGCGGAGGTGGAGACTCCGGACAGATAGTCCGCGAATATCCTTTTCACAACAGCGGCTTTGGGTTCATCCAGCTGTATTTTACCGTCCGCCAGCTTATACCCGATGGGCATATGCCTTTGCGTCATCCTCCATCGCCTCCTTTCCGCGGGGCTCGGACAGCTCCAGCCGGTTGATGAGCCGGAAGGTGATTTGTCCGTTTTTCTGCACGATGACCTTGTCTATAGTCTGTAAAAATAAATCCTCACGGTATTCTTCAATGACGTGAGGGTTGTTTCTGATCAGCTCCAGCAGCTGCTCTGTTCCGGCGATCTCCCGGTCAAAGCCGTTACTGTCCAGAAGCTGGCTCCTTTTCTTTTTCACGGCGGCAAGTTCTATAGTCAGGGCATTCTGCCGCTCTATAAATACCGCAGGGTCGATATACCCCTTCGATACCAGTCTGCTGAGTATATGACCCTGCTCTGTAAGCTCCATGATTTTGTTGCTGCATTCTCCGATTTCCTGCTCCTGCCGCTCGTCCATCCGGAGCTTTTTAAGCGTATCCAGCAGGGGAGTGAGGATTTCGCCATAATTGCTCACAAGCTTGTTCCACATAATGGTGAAGGCCCATTGAACCTCATCCTCCCGGACTGCCTTCCGGCTGCATTTGGTGTTATCCAAAATGTGCTGGCGGCAGCACCATTGGATTTTTTCATAGGGCTTGCCGATGTAGATTTTCTGCCTTCGGAACGTACCCCCGCATTCGCCGCAGAGGATTTTGCCGCTGAAGGCGTACCGGTTCTGGTATTTCTCCGGATCGTCCATTCCCATCTGCTTTCTGCGGTACTCAAGGATTTCCCTGACCGTCTCCGCCTGCTCATGTGAGATAATGGGTTCATGGTTGTCCTCAACCAGGTATTGCGGAAGCTGACCCTTGTTTCTCTGCCGTTTAAAGGGCAGCACCTCTGTGGTCATGGTTTTCTGATGAAGCAGCTTTCCGGTGTAAATGGGATTAATCAGTATTTCCTTTATCACGCCGTCGCTCCATTTTTCAGCCG